TCGTGGTTGCCTTGAGTGTCGGTGTGCAGCAAGAACGTTGAGCCTGGGATCAAGCCCTCGCCGATGGCGACGGCGGCCGTGCCGACGCTGACCTGCCTGCTGCTCAACTTCTGCTCGCTCACTCGTTTTCCCCCTTTTCCCGCCATTTGACAGGCATTCGCTTGACGGTGGCTGTATTGCCCCACCTGACCACTATGGCGCGCTCTACGTGGCTCTGAGGTGCCTCTGCGTTGATTCTAGGCGCACCCTTGCCGGCCAGTTTCTTCAGTCTTTTCCAAATGTCCATTTCCCCTCCTGAAGCGAACAGGGAGCCGAGCCGAAGCCCGACTCCCTGCCGCTCAACCTAAGCGTCTAAACGATTAGACGTTGGCTGACTGGTACGACTTGACGGCCGTTGTCTGAGCAAGGCCCGTCGCGCCACGAACTTCCACCTTGTAGGAGATCAGGCCGAGGTTCCACGCGAACTCGCGGGAAACTTCAACTCGAACACCGCCAACGAGGGCCGTGTAAATCTGTCCGAGGTCACCGAACAGGATTGCGCCTGCGGTGTTGTCGGTCAGGTCAATGAGTGCTGCGCTGTAGACAGGCGCTCCGAGGAGTCGGTCTGCCACATTCGCGTCACCTGGTCGGAAGATCGGCTGGCCCGTTGTATCAACGAGACCAGTGACCACACCGAGCGTGGTGTCATTCATCAACCAGCCCGCCTTAGGAGCGCGTCGGTACGCCTGGTTCACAGACGCCTTCAGCTTCGCAAGGTCGGTGAAGGTTGGGTTCACTGAAACGGTACCTGAGCCAGTTGCGCCAACGGCTGCAGCAGCGGCAACAGCGGTACCAGCGAAGGCACCGTGAGCAACTGCGACTTCCGCGCCGCACTTCTCGGCGATCATCGCGCTCAGGTCAAAGGCTGCGTCTTCGGCAAGCTCTTCGGTGACCTGAATGATGGTCGCGTACTTGACTGGCGTGAGGGACAGCGCGCTGAGCGTTCCGTCCGACTCGCCGATCGTGCCAGCCTCAGCAACTGATCCAGCGGTTCCAAGAGCCGTGACTCGTGGGAACTGGATGTTGTTGCCGGTGCTTGTGCGAACGACCGTGACGATCGCTGGGTCAATGAATGGGTTGAACTGTGCCGCAACTACGTTCACGCGGTCAGCGATGGTGACTGGGTTGCCCAGGCCAGTGCTGCGCGAGACATCGCGGTACTCGAACGTCTGCGACCCGCCCAAGCGAGCAAGTGCGCGGAGTTCGTCGTTTGAGCCTTCGCTCTTCTCAACCTTCGGAGCGATCGCCGTTGCGTACTCAGCGCGAACTGCATCAGCAGCGCTTCGTGCTTCGCTGGCTTCCTTCTCCGAACGAATCGCGGCCGCAACCGTTGCAGCCTCTGAAGTGAGCTTCTCAAAGCGAGCCTGTGACTCGCCCTCAAGCGCTTCGCCCTTCTCGGCAAGGTCGGTCACGATGGACTGAGCCTCGGTCAAGAGGGAAGCACGCTTCTCGTGTAGCTTCCTAACGTCTGACATTTCTGTCTCCTTGTCTTGATTTGATTTCCACAATGGTGCGGCTCACCGAGCGGGATGGTCTTGCGCGGACTCGCGTACTAGCGCGGTGGGGCGCGACCTCGTGGCTGTTAGAGCGATTCCGATTCCATCTCGGCGAGCAGCAACTTGGCGCGAGCGATGGATGCGTCCACCCCTGTGCGCTTCGGAGCCAACTTCTCCGTGACGGTCTCGATCACCTCGACGTCCTGTTCGGTCAGCGGTTGCGCCGACTTCAAGGACTCGATGGCTGAGATAAGCCGGTCGCCGTCAACGCCCATTCGGGACGCAACTTTGCGAACGGAGGTCAAGCCCAGCGTCGCTGGGTAGGCGGGAGTCTGTCCTGCACTCAGGACGCTCACCTCAAAGAGATTCACTTCGCGCAGCGTGCGCGTGTCCTCGTCCCACTGATCGCCGTTCTTTGGGATCGTGAAGCCGAATGACATTCCCATTGCCGCAGCCTCGTGCGTCAACTTGCTGATCACGCCAGCGGCGTCTGGATCGGCTGGATCAAGGCGAGCCTCAACCTTCAAGCCGCGCTCGTCTTCGGTAAGTGCAAGACGGCCGCTCGCGGTCGTGGCAAGTGCGCGCGTCTCGTCGTGTCCAAAGAGGAAGGAGACAATCTTCTTGCCGTCAGCAACGCGGCTGAGCGTGCGTCGGAACGCGCCTGGCGCAATCACTTCGGTGAACGGCAGCCCTGACGAGGGTGCGCCAAAGAGCGCGGCGTAGCCGGTAAATGTCTTCTGTCCGTCCTCGCCTTCGGTGACGGTGAACTCGCCCATCGGGAGCGCGCGCGTTTCAAGTTCTTTCACGTCAAACCTCTCTTCGGTTTCAATCGGCGCGAGAACGCCGTCCGCCCATTCTAGGACGCGATCTGCGCCATTCTCTGCTGTGGGATCAACGCCCCACAGATACGCGGCAACTGCGCCTGGACCTGGGAAGTCTTCGTCGTCTGGGTTGTTGTTGCGAGCCACGTCTTCCCAGTCAATGCGGTGGCGGAGAATCCACGCGCGCATCCGCGTCACCTTGTCATCCTCGACTTGCCCAGCGCGGAGCTGGCGCGCCTCTTCAATCGTCTGGTCGGTCAGTCCGTCCCCGCCGTAGCCGTTCTGTTGATACGTCAAGCCCTTCTCGGCTGCAATCTGAATGTATTGCGGCACGTCAATCAGGACGCGCGTCTCGTCGTCGTCGTCTTCGCCGCCATCGTCAGGCTGCCACGCATTGCAGTAGTAGGCGCCGCTTACATAGTCATCCCACTTCTCGCAGTACGCCTTGTCGCCTTCAACCTTTGCTTCGTTGTAGAAGACGCAGTTGCCACAGGCGCGGCCTTCTGGCACGTCAGGCGAGAGTGCTGGTCGGTAGTTGTCAGGGAGTGCGCGCTCGCCGCCTGGCTCAATGCCTTCGGCAAGCGAGACCGCAACCATCTGCTCGATGGCGGCTTCTTTGGTTTCGTGGCAGCCGATCACTTCGCCGTCGTCTTTGATCGTCGCCCAGCCGCTGCACCCTGCTGCGGTATCCGTGATGAAATACGGCATTACTCTGTTGGCTCTTGCCCAACGACGCCGATGTTGAGCGGCTTCCAATACTGGTTGCCACCGTCAATCGGTGCGCGGTCTTCTAGCGCACGAACTTCGTTGATGTTCAGGAAGCCGTTGTTCAGCGCTGTGGCATAGGAGTTGTATCGCTCCTGCGTCGTTGCGCGCAGCAGGCCGTCAAGTGTGAACTTCAGGAAGGTCTGCTCTGCACCTGGAACGATGCGCTGGAACGCAGCCTCAAGGCGCGCGATCATTGGTCCGAGTCCGAGTCGCAGCCACTCAATGCCGAGCAACTCAACCGATGCGTAGGACGTGTTGCCGCCTGGGTACTGAAGCATATGCAGTGGGATTCCGTAGATGCGCGCAATGGCTTCCACGCCGTAGTGCATCGTCTCCACCAACTGCAGGTCGCTGATCTTTGCGCCGAGCTGCTGGTAGTCCGCGCCGCCTGTTAGGACGGCAACGCGCCACGCCTTGTCAACACCACCGTGTCGGCGACCAAAGCCGGTGCGAAGTGCCTCCGCCTGATCCTGCGTCAGTTCGCCTGGAACCTTGATCAGTCCGCCGACGCTTGCATTGTTCTCGTAGAACTTTGCGCTGAAGATTTGCGTGGCGCTTGCCAGTCCGAGCGTCACCTTGTGATGCTCGATTGGCGACAACCCGCGATGGTTCTCGCCAGTGGCGAAGAGCGGGATGTGAATGATCTCTGCGGTCGTCAGCGTGATCGCGCCTTCAAGCGTCTCGATGTAGTAGAGCGGCTCGCCCATCTCGCCCGTCCGAATCTCCACCTTCTGTGGGTCAAGGACGCGCGTCTCAATCACATTGTCGGACGAGTCACGCAAGCAAAGGATGAAGGCGTTGCCGTCTAGCAGCAGCGACGAGACCACGCGATGCTTGAACTCAAAGGATGTGAAGTTCGGATTGTTTGGAATCGGGAAGTCCATCCAGCGCGGGCGCGGACGGTATGGTCGGCGCGTTCCGTCAATGCGGATGTAGGTGTCCCACGGCAAACCAGCAACAGTGTCGGCGTAAAGTTTGACGGCGGCATAGACAGCGCCAATGCTCGTCGCGTTCTCTTGCGTGACAAGGACGCCAGCCGCACTTGATGATGCTTCTTGCGCTAACCACTGACCGCCGATGAAACGCTTTTCC